GCATCGTGGAGACCTGAAGGAGACCCTGCATTATTTGAATAAGCATAATTACATATGTTCGTGTTGATACGAAGACACTTGACTAAATAATGTATGAGGTCTATAATAGACCTATCGTTCATCAGGGGAAACCCTGACGCAAGTAAGTCGCGCAACGGAACCGTTGATCCCATGATTGAATTCTTATTTTATGCATCACTCACCTGCCAACAAGCTGATACAATCATGCTGAAGATGAAAGCAAATGAGAATATCTCAAATGCTTTTAAGGTAGAGTTGATAGAGACCGTAAAGGAATCTACACCTGAGTGTATATGGGACGCACACGACTGAAGGAACGGGGGAATAAACCACCCTATCTTCAGGACAAAGACTATGAACACACTTAATCTCATTCGCAAGCAGATCAATAAAGCATCTGCCCTTCACGACGCACAAGTTCTTCACACCTCATATCGTGGTGTTGAGTATACTACTCGTTGTGTAGAAAGCAAAGAGTCTCACGGTACATTCTGTTATCGTGGTAAACTTTACACTAAGTGATTGTCAAATCAATTGAATAGTGTTAAGATGGGAGGGAAACCTCCCATTTTTTATGGAAAGAGATAAACTAAAACTGATAGTAAAAAATCTAAGACTGCTGGTTGATGCTCTTGAGTCTGAAGTGTATTCAGATACTGATTCATACACAACTAAGCAGGAAAACTTTGATGATCCTAGTACCAATTACATTTTAGATTACGACGAAGTATTTGAGGACGATGATGGATAAGATAGATACACAAGGGATGAGTATTCCTAGAAGTGGTAAAACACTATCAAAGAAATCCTATCCACCATTGGTGATACCAAAAAGAAATGTCTTTACTGATTTGGAAAGACAAGAACTAAAGGACATTATTAACGAGACACTTGATGAACGAGAACAACGTAAAACTAATCAGCGTAACACCTGATGCTGAGAAGCACATGGCATACTGTGCCCGTGTGTCAAACCCCAACAATCAGGAGAATGAAAAGTTTTCTGGACTGCTTAAGTATTGTGTGAAGCATCATCACTGGAGTATCTTTGAGCAGGCATATATGACTCTGGAGTTGAATACTACCAGAGGAATTGCAGCCCAAGTGCTGCGACACCGTTCATTTACATACCAGGAATTTTCACAACGCTATGCTGATTCTTCCCTACTCGCGGAGGAAATCTCTCTACCTGAACTCCGCAGACAAGACACCAAGAATCGTCAAAATTCTATTGATAATATTGACCCGTTTATCCGTCAAGAATTCCAAATCAAAATGCAAAAACACTTTGAAGAAGGAATGAATCTCTACAAAGAGATGCTTGAGTATGGTATTGCAAAAGAGTGTGCTCGTTTTGTATTGCCTCTGGCGTGTCCGACAAAAATCTACATGACAGGCTCAGTTCGTTCATGGGTGCATTACATCGATCTTAGAAGTGCTCATGGCACTCAGAAAGAGCATATGGATCTTGCACTGGGTGCAAAAGAAATCTTCTGTGAACAATTCCCTGCCGTTGCTGAAGCAATGGAATGGGTTTGATAAATATTTACACCAACAATTGAATGTTATGCCAACATACCCCGTTATTAATCTAGAAACAAACGAAAAGAAAGAACTCAATATGTCTATGAAGGCATATTCAGAGTGGAAGGAAGAGAATCCAGGGTGGGATAAGGACTGGTCAGAAGGTTGTGCAGGTCAATCCACTGAATTTAAGTGGACTGGTGAGGCCAATTCCAATGGATGGAATGAGGTCTTAGATCGTGCATCTAAACAACCAGGTGCAACGGTCAGCAAAAACCGCTACTACGGTTAATCCCCTTACTTCTTATAGAGTATGCCTTCAAAAAGAAAGTCTCAAATTCCAGTAGTCCCATTTGGGATGAGCAACAAAAACATGCAAAGAAAGAAACCAATAAACTTAGACTTGATGAAACCCATCGAGGCACTAACAGAAAACCAGAAAGAACTTTTCCGTTGTTATGAGAACAATCAAAACATTGTTGCATATGGTTGTGCTGGCACAGGAAAGACCTTTGTAACCCTCTACAATGCTCTTAGAGATGTTCTTGACCCTAGGTCACCTTACGAGAAGATCTACATCGTCAGGTCTCTTGTAGCAACCAGAGAGATTGGATTCTTACCTGGAGATCATGAGGACAAATCATCACTTTACCAAATTCCTTATAAGAATATGGTGAAGTTTATGTTTGAGATGCCTACTGATACAGACTTTGAAATGTTGTATGGTAATCTTAAGAACCAGGGAACAATCAGTTTTTGGTCTACCTCATTCATTCGTGGTACAACTCTTGATAATGCAATCATTATTGTTGATGAATTTCAGAACTTGAATTTTCATGAACTTGATAGTATAATCACAAGGGTTGGAGAGAATAGTAAGATTATGTTCTGTGGTGATGCCACTCAATCTGATCTTGTTAAGTCTTCTGAGAAAACTGGTATTGCTGATTTTATGAGAGTTCTCAGAACAATGCCATCTATGGACATCATTGAATTTGGTGTCGAAGATATTGTTAGGTCTGGACTCTGTAAAGAATACTTAATTGCTAAAATGGATTTGAATTTATGATTTTTGAGCATTGTAATTATCTCGGTGACCTTGAACTAAACAAGAAAGAAACAACTGGCATCCGTCTCTATAACTTACCTAATGGAGAATGGGTGCCTTCTATTACTTCTGTGACATCTTTCTATAATCGACAGATTTTTATTAACTGGCGAAAGAGAATTGGTGTTGAAGAAGCAAATAAAATTACAAAGAAAGCAACTACTCGTGGTACTGATTTCCACGAAGCAGTTGAAGTATACATGAGGAACAATGAAATAAACTGGGATGACTTTCGTCCTCTCACACAGTTTATGTTTCATCATGCTAAACCATATCTGGATAAGATAAATAACATACACGCTATCGAAAGGACTCTGTACTCTGAGTACCTTGGATTAGCTGGTAGAGTTGATTGTATTGCAGAATACGAAGGAGAACTTGCAGTCATTGACTTTAAAACTTCTGAAAAAATTAAACCTGAGAAATGGTTGGAAAACTATTTCGTTCAAGAGACTTTTTATGCTGCTGCATATTACGAACTGACTGGTATCCCCGTTAAAAAACTTATCACCATTATGGTTACACCTGGTGGTGAGGTTAAAGTATTTGACAAAAGAAACAAAGGGGATTATATTAAGTTATTGGTTCGCTATATTAAAGAATTTGTATCTCACAATCTTAGGACAGAGAATGGAGAATGAACTAGAAAAAGCACTAGAAAGTAAATTCTTCTGCCCCTCTCGATTCGCACAAGAGATTGAGTCTCTTGTTCATACCGGTGACGGGATGAGTTATATTGATGCTGTCGTTCACTTTTGTGACAAAAATAGTATTGATGTGGAGTCAGTTTCGAAACTGATTTCTAAACCACTTAAAGAAAAGTTAAAGTGCGAAGCATTAGAACTTAATTTCTTAAAGAGAAGTTCCCGTGCCAAATTGCCCCTTTAAATCCATTTAGGGGGGAAAAAATTTCCGGCAAAAAATTGACCCCATTACTTTTTCATGATGCCGTTTGATGCCTACAAGCAATACCTTTCGTTGAAGAATCACTTCACGAAAGAAAAGTATGACTACCATAAGTATTGTGGTAAAAGTCGTGCTACTGTGCAGTCTTTCTATAAAAGGAAAGATCGATTTTGGTTTGAGAAAGTATCAAGGAAGAAGTCCGATCAGGAAATGATTGACTTTTTTGTATCTAACTTTATCACCTGTACGGATCCAAGTAAACTTTGGATAGGAGAAATGATACGTGAAGGTGAAGGTAGATATACATCATGGAAGAAGCGAACCCAATCACTAACTTATTTGTTTAAGGAAGAAGCAGGGTTAATGTTTGCAGATAACAATTTTGATTGTATGTTCTCCATGGAAGGATCTAGTCATCCACAAATTCTTAAAGAGTATCTAAGAGATAGTATCTCTATTGAAACTCTAGTAATACTTGATAGGATTCTTGGGTTCAGAAAAGACTGGGACAAGAAACTACAAGACCCTGTATGGGAAACTGTCAGTATGAGAATGAGAAAGTATTCTCCGTTTCTAAATATTGAAGTATCACGCTATAGAAAAGTTTTAAAGGAGATCGTTTTAAAGTAAAATGAGTTTTTTCAATTCTGATGTTGTCCGCGCTGAGATGACAGAAATTAGTGAATTACAAGACGATGTTTATCGCAACGTCTTTAAATTTTCTTCAATGGATAATCAAGAAAAACTCTTTCATGTCGCGTTATTAGAAAAACTTCTTGACAAACAAAAAGTTCTCTATGCTCGCTTGAGTTTATCGGATGATCCCGAAGCAAAACAAATGAAAGATAAAATCATCGAGTCAGCAACGATGATGGGCCTTCCTGAAGGTTCAAATTTAAATGCTGTTTTTAATAATATGTCCAAGATGCTGGACATAATGAAGAAACAGATTGACACTACAGGTTCTGACCTGTAGAATATCAAGGTACACACAATCCAAATCTAACTAATCTAAAAAATCCTATGTCATTTTCAAATCTTAAGAAGCAATCCTCTCTGGGTTCTCTTACCTCTAAACTGGTAAAAGAAGTAGAGAAGATGAACAATACCTCCGGTGGCGCAGATGAGCGTCTCTGGAAACCCGAAATGGATAAGACCGGCAATGGTTATGCCGTAATCCGTTTCTTGCCTGCCCCTGATGGGGAAGACCTTCCCTGGGCAAAGATGTACTCCCATGCCTTCCAAGGTCCTGGTGGTTGGTACATCGAAAACTCTCTGACTACAACGGGTGGTAAAGATCCTGTATCAGAATACAATCGTGAATTGTGGAACAGTGGTAACGAAGCAGATAAAGATACTGTCCGTAAGCAGAAGCGCAAACTGTCATACTATGCCAACATCTATGTTGTGCAAGACAAAGCAAACCCTCAGAATGAAGGACGTGTCTTCCTGTATAAGTTTGGTAAGAAGATCTTTGATAAGGTCATGGAAGCAATGCAACCTGAGTTCGAAGACGAAACTCCAATCAATCCCTTTGACTTCTGGCAGGGTGCTAACTTCAAACTGAAACTGAAAAAAGTTGCTGGTTACTGGAACTATGACTCATCAGAATTTGATCGTCCTTCACCACTCCTGGATGATGACGATGCTCTTGAAGCCCTGTGGCAAAAACAATATGCTCTTGCAGCACTAGTTGCAACAGACCAATTCAAGTCCTATGAACAACTACAAACACGTTTGAAGATGGTTCTGGGTCAGAAGTCTGCACCTGCTCGTTATGATGAAGAGACTGATAATGAAGATAGTTCTCGTGGAAACTTTGCTCCTGACTGGGCAGCAAGTCGCACCCCGAAAGCAGACTTCAATTCACCCGACATCACTCCTACAAAGTCTGCTGACTCTGATGAAGATGATGCTCTGTCTTACTTCCAGAAACTCGCTGAAGAGTGATGGATAGCGCAGTTCATGCATGGAACACCATGAGTTACGGAGAAGGATTTCTCTTTTCCATCTGGTTGTTAGGAATGTATTACATCAAACTTAGGATGGACAAATACTTCAATTAAAATAGTCTGATATTATCAGCAGTTTTTAAGGTTTCAGTCTTATATTGACTGGAACCTTTTTTGTATGTCATAAGTTCATCAAGATCATCAATAATAACATTTAAGTATAAAGTTTTTAATACAAAAATATTTCTTTTATCGCTATTTAATTGATCCTCATATTGATAATTTGTTACTTCTTTAACTGGATTTCCAGTAACCATTCCAGATTCATCAAAGTATGTAATTGAGTAATCTGATTCTACTCTCAATCCTTTTTGAACTATAACAACATCATCACTATTCTTAAGTTCTGTCGTCTCATAATGATGAGTGCTATTTAAATTTTCATATGTCCCATACTTTTCGATTAGATAAGCATCAAAATTAAATTGTGGCATAGGCCATTCGGATTGGATGTTGATGATATTATTGCTGGTTAAAATAACCCAATCTAAATCAGATCTACCATAAACATCAAATGCAACATTATCAGGTCTATCATCACCAAGAATTTTATACTTGGTAAAAAATGATAAGTCTTGATAAATGTCTTGTCTGAGGGTTATTCTTTTAAATAAATTTTTTACATTAATATAATCTGATATATTGGCATCAGGTAATCTACTGACGTATTCAAAATCTGGAACCTTGTTAAAGTAATTTGACATCTTAGAAACCTATTGCTGCTGGAACTGAAGTACTAGATGCCGATTTCTCATCTTTCTCATAGTCATCGTTATATATTGGAGTAAGTTCTTTAAATTGAAGAGTCATTTGATATGATGACATAGAACCATCTCTATAAGGTGCATAATTTCCTTCAGGTGTATATTGAATACTGCATCCCATCAGGGCACACTCTTTAAATTCATTTAAAAATTTACTTTTGCTGTCAGGATTGTCAGGATCATTACCCATTTGAATGTATTTAATTCTGAAAGTATGTGGAGTTCTTAAGAAGAGTTTTGATTCATCTCTAATTGGTGCCATACCTTGTTTAAAGAATCTAATAATTTGTATAATTTCTTTTGCTTCTTTCTCACTTCTTGGAGACATTTTAAATTGAAAACTAAAAGGTCTTAGAGATGGACCTTGAAATAAAAGTTCGAGGTTTGGATTCATAATCATTCCACCAACTCTACTCATCAAAGCATTTGCATCAGCACCAACAGCTTGTGCTGCAAAAGTTGTACCAATTGCTTTTTTTATAGATTCATTATTTGATTTTATTTGACTGAATACATCTCCAAGAGCACCTTTAAGTCCTCCATCTGCATCGTTTTGTCCCAATGCTGCAAGAGCAGCGGAGGCAGCAGCAAGTTTGAGGGGATCCATGGTATCATCACCCCAACCACATGAGTTACTGTCAGAGATTCCACCTGGAATTGGTAGTATGACTGAACCAATTCCTTTTCTTTTATCTAAAGAACTTCTATCTTTAAATGTTGCTCCCTCAACTTGCCTCTTCTCATACTTCAACATATCAAATTTTATAATATCTTGTTTTGGATCTCTAGTTATTGGATACTTAAAATCTCCAAATGAATTTCTTGTTTTAGATTTTTCTTTAATATTATCAGGTTTATCACTTGGTTTTGAATTATCTCCTGTCTCTGGTGGTGTTATTGCATTATTTTTTGCACTATCAATAATGTTACCTTTCTCTGTAGGTTTTATAGTTGTTTCTTTGTCTACTTTTTTCTGAATTCCGGCATCAATATTTTTTTGAATGTCACTTCTTTTAGTTGACTTGAGATCATTTTTTAAAGCAGCGCCTGCAACATCATTCATTCCAGGATACTTTGGATCAGAAAATGTATATGTTTTTCCACCATCTTTTGTAATTGCAGCAGGTTGCCATTTGTTGTCTTTAATTATATAAACTACAGTTTCGGATCCGGATATTTCTGTTCCAGATCCTTGAGTTATTGTTGTTGCAGTTGCATGATAAATTCCTGTTCCGCCTTTTGTTTTTACAACTTCTCTTTGCGATCCCTGACTGCCAGGAATATTCTCAAGCACCTTAACTTTCTTAGCTCCGACAAACGTTCTTGCTTGACCAGAACAAATTGAACCAGCTGGACATGGAGGATCTCCTGCACCGAATAATCCCATTTATCGACTACTTATTTTATCTATTTAGTAAGTATCTTTACGAAGTGCATAAGGTATAGAAAGCAAGTCTCCTAGTTCTTCATAGTCAACAATATAAAGTTGACCTGCTACTTCTTCCCAAGTATAATTTCGATACTTACCTAGATGAAAGTTTATTCCACGAAACCCCCAACGAAATACTTCTGTGCAGGCAATCAATGGGTGCTGATCATATTCTATATTAGGTGTCTTTGCATTATAAACAAAGGTATAAAACTTTCCTGCATCTGGTATAGGAGTAACAGTATCATTCAACACTTGCATAATCTCAAGCATCATCTCTTCTTGATCATTCGTTTTGTTATTGAGATCTGGAATGAGTTGTTCGATACGGTTCGTTATATTGCGATTTTCCTTTGTTGCCCTCTGTTCAGCAAGTTTTCTTCTCTGTGATTGAAGTAGAGTTTCTCTTTTTACCATTAGTTGATTCCGAGTTCGTCCTCTGTGATGATCTTAAAATTAATTCTTCTGTCTTCACAAAATTCAAATGCTGCTTTCCACTTTGCTTGATTGACTGCATATGTCTTACACTCATAGATGTATGACTTAGTAACTCTTGACCTTTTTTTAGGTTCTAATGTCTGTCTTTTTGGTTTTACTTCTACAACATAGGTCTTAATATTTCCCGTACTTTCTTTTACTTTCATTATAAAATCTGGAAAGTATCTATGAACCCTATTGTCAAGTGGTGAGATGTAAGGAATATGAAATTCTTCACTACCCCACTCAAGAACATTTTCATTTAGATCGCAGTAGTGACAGAACTTTCTTTCCCAACTACTGCGACATATAATATTATTTGGATTGCCTTTATATTTCTTTGGAAATGATGGTTTGTATTTACTTTTAATACTTTCTGCCATACATAATATATAAGGTTAAAATTATTTATAGATGGCAAAGTCCGCCAGTAATCAGTCTAATAAAGATCAAGTAAAAAGAATAAGTGTTGATGAGATTAAGGTTAATCTTTTAAGACCATCATTAACATCATATTTTGCTGTTGAAATACCTCTACCCAATAGTGTAGATAGTGATGAATTAAGTGGTCAATTAAAACAAGTTTTGGGACCAGATCAAAGGAAGTTAAATTTGCTCTGTACAGATACTTCTTTGCCAGGTTCCAGATTGACAACGATGGATATTAATAATGATAGAACAGGTGTGACAGAGAAACACGCATATCGTAGAATGTTTGATGATAGTGTTGATTTTACTTTTTATGTTGATGCAGATAAGTATCTTCCAATTTTATATTTTGAAACTTGGATGAAAGGTATTATGAATGAAGACGAAAACGCTAACACAAATACTTATCAATACAAACCAAAATATCCAAATGAATACATGGCAGATCAAGGACTTAAGATTTTAAAATTTGAAAGAGATTATAAATCAGTTTTAACTTACGAATTTTATAGGGCATTTCCTCTAGGTGTTGCATCAATGCCAGTATCTTATGGTGGTAATGATTTATTGAAGTGTACTGTTTCTATGTCATACATTAGATATATTCAAAGTGGACCTACGTCACTTGATGATGCATTTGATGGTTCTGGATTGTTTGGTGGACCCGATTCAATTTTAAATAGTGCTACAAATTTCCTTAAAACTGGTGCGAATGATTTGCTTAGATCCGCATTCAACTTAGCATAATAAATAATCATACTGAAAAAACTCTTTAGGATATTATGCCTTTACCAAAGATTGCTACACCAACATATGAGTTGGAACTACCCTCAACTGGAGAATCAATTCAGTTCAGACCCTTCCTTGTAAAAGAAGAAAAAGTTCTTGTTCTTGCATTAGAAAGTGAGGATACGAAACAAATTACAACTGCAATCAAAGCAGTTATTAAGAGTTGTGTTCAGACAAAAGGAATTAAAGTAGAAGCACTTCCCACATTTGATATTGAGTTTCTATTTTTAAACATCAGAGGAAAATCTGTTGGTGAAAATATTGAAGTAAATATTATTTGTCCTGATGATGAGACTACAGAGGTGCCTGTAACTATTGACCTTGATGAAATTCATGTTCAAACAAATGATGAGCACACTAGACAAATTAAAATTGATGACACCTTGATGATGGAGATGAAGTATCCATCTCTTGATCAGTTTATTAAAAATAATTTTGACTTTGAAGATAAAAATGTAATGGATCAATCATTTGATTTGATTGCATCTTGTATTGATAAAATTTACTCTGAAGATGATGTATGGGCAGCAGATGATTGTTCTAAGAAAGAAATTAAAGACTTCTTAGAACAAATGAATTCTTTTCAATTTAAAGGAATTGAAAAGTTTTTTGAGACTATGCCGAAGTTGTCACATAAAATCAAAGTGACAAATCCAAATACAAAAGTTGAAAGTGAAGTTGTACTAGAAGGACTAGCAAGTTTTTTCGGATAGCCCTGGTACATATGAGTCTTGTTAGTTATTTTAAACTAAATTTTGCCTTGATGCAGTACCATAAATACTCATTAACTGAGATTGAAAATATGATACCATGGGAACGTGACATTTATGTTGCGTTATTGGAACAGCATCTTGAGGAAGAAAAACTAAAACATCAGCAAGCGAATGGAATCTAGGGCGACTCAAACTAACACTGGTATAGATCCACAGATAGCAGAGTTGCTTGGGTTAGATTTTACTGCCGACTTAGATCGCGAAGATTATATTTCTCTTCTGAAAGA